CCTCGGTTCTTCGTCGTTGGGAATTTTACAATTATTTCGACGATGCTCCAGGCACATCAGATTCTGCAAGTATTCAGGGTTCTTCTAACGATGAAATGCATATTGTTGTTGCTGATGAAGATGGAAAAATTACCGGAACAGCAAATACAGTTCTTGAAAGATTTAGCAAAGTTTCAAAAGCGTCTGATGCTAAAACTGCTGATGGAACGGGAAATTACTATCAAACAGTAATTAATCAACAATCGCGTTATGTTTGGTGGGCTGCAGCCACGACTGGTGTTACTCACATAGGTAAGAGTGTAACAACAGCATCAAATTTTGGTGCTGGGGCTCAATCTGTCGCGCTTAATGCTTCGTTCGTCAGAGGTCGTGATGGTTCAGTTCCAAGAGCCGCTGATTATATTAATGGATATAATCTGTTCGCGAATCCAGAAGTCGTTGATGTGTCTCTGATATTAACAAGCGATGGTAATCAAACTAAAGCATTACATGTTATCAATAACATTGCTGAAGTTCGTAAAGATTGCGTTGCTGTAATTTCTCCACAACGTTCTGACGTAGTGAATAATTCCACATATGTTGGCGCAGAGATGGACGACATCATCACGTTCCGTAATCTACTTCCATCATCGTCTTATGCAGTAATGGATGGTAATTACAAATACATGTATGATAAATACAACGATCTATATCGTTATATTCCATTGAATGGCGATACTGCAGGTCTTATGGTTCGCACAGATACTGAACGCGATCCATGGTATTCGCCAGCAGGATTTAATCGTGGACAAGTTAAGAATGTAATCAAACTTGCTTTCAATGCAACTAAAGGTCAACGTGATCAGCTATATAAAGCTGGCGTAAATCCAGTTGTCACGTTCCCCGGTCAAGGCACAGTTCTGTTTGGTGATAAGACTCTACTCGCTAAACCAAGCGCATTTGATCGTATCAACGTTCGTAGACTGTTCATTGTTCTTGAAAAAGCAATATCTACTGCTGCTAAATTTACTCTATTCGAATTCAACGATGAATTTACACGAGCTCAATTTAGAAATCTAGTAGAACCGTTCTTGCGTGATGTTCAGGGCCGTCGAGGGATATTTGACTATAGAGTTGTTTGTGACAATACAAACAACACGGGCGAAGTAATTGATCGAAACGAATTCATCGGAGACATTTATATTAAACCAGCTCGTTCTATTAATTTTATACAACTTAATTTCGTAGCGGTTAGAACTGGTGTAGAGTTCAGCGAAGTTGTTGGACAGTTCTAGAACACTAGATAAGGGAGAATTTTATGGCTTTTAATATTTCCGAGTTCAGCTCATCTGGGTTACCCCTAGGCGGCGCTCGTCCATCACTATTCAGTGTAATTATAGATACGCCTTCGGGGGTTCCTAATATTGGTGCGCGAGTCAGTTTTACATGTAAGGCTGCACAGATACCTGAAAGTTCTTTGAGTGTCATCGAAGCATCGTATTTTGGTCGAAAGATTAAAATAGCAGGAACAAGAACTTTTGCTAATTGGAGTCCTCAGATTCTGAATGATGAGGATTTCCAAGTTCGCCACGCACTAGAAGTTTGGAGCAATGCAATTAATCGCCACCAAGCAAATTTGCGCGAAACACAGCTTTCTACGTCAGCATCGTACAGAACAACTGCAACAGTAACACAATACAGTAAAGTTGGTGTTCCTATTAGAACATATGAATTCATTAATATCTTTCCAGTTAATATACAAGCAATTGATGTAAATTGGGACACAGACGCGATCGAAGAGTTTAGTTGTGAATTCGCGTATGACTATTGGAGAGTTGCTGCTCCTTCAACGACTGGAGTTCTAACCGTATAGAGTATTAAATTAGAATCATTAGCTCAAAATAAATCCGCTAAATAGTATTAGCGGATTTATTTTTGGAGAGACGACTATGGCATTCGAACTATTTGGTTTTAAAATTGGTAAAATTGAGGATGAAGTAAAAGAAGCCATTTCTATTCCATCATTTGTACCAAAGCCTAACGAAGATGGTGCAGTTGAAATTGCACCGGGTGGATCATATGGTACGTATATTGACCTAGAATCTACTGCAAAATCTGAAATTGAATTGGTTACAAAATATCGCCAAATGGCTCAACAGCCAGATATCGATTTGGCGATACAGGATATTGTAAATGAAGCGGTTATCAATGACAAAGGTCGACTTCCAGTAACCCTCAATCTAGATAAATTGAATCAACCAGCTCGTGTAAAAGCAAAACTTACAGAAGAATTTGAAAAGCTTCTGACACTTTTAGACTTTCAAAATATGGCTCATGATATATTTCAACGATGGTATGTTGATGGAAGAATATATTACCATATGATGATCGACCCGAAAAAGCCTCGCGAAGGTATCAAAGAGCTTCGTTATATTGATCCAAGAAGAATGAGAAAACTCAGAGTCCCTATCACTAATAGAGCCGATGCGACTCCAAATGATAAATCTGCTGTAGTTCGCCCATTCCAAGAATATTATTTGTATAATAAATCTGGTCATACTAATATGGGAACTGTCACGCAGGGCGTGAAAATTTCTTCTGATAGTATATGTCACGTTCATTCTGGATTGTTAGACGAGAAAAATAGTATGGTTCTTTCTCATTTGCATAAAGCAATGAAACCATTCAATCAGCTTCGTATGTTGGAAGACGCGACTGTAATTTATCGTCTAGCTCGCGCTCCTGAGCGAAGAATTTTTTACATCGATGTGGGTAATCTTCCTAAGATGAAAGCGGAACAATATCTTCGCGATATGATGGTCAAACATAAGAATCGTCTTGTCTATGACGCATCTACGGGTGAAGTTCGCGATGATAGGAAATTTATGACGATGTTAGAGGATTACTGGCTTCCTCGTAGAGAAGGGAATCGTGGAACAGAAATCACTACACTTCCTGGTGGACAAAATCTTGGTCAGTTGGAAGATGTAGAATACTTCCGCAAAAAATTATATCAATCGTTGAACGTTCCTATCAGCAGAATGTTGTCTGAGAGCACATTTAACATGGGTAAGTCGTCAGAGATTACGCGTGATGAAATTAAGTTCACAAAATTAATCGCGCGACTTCGTTCCAGATTTTCACATGTGTTTGATCGAATTCTTGAAACGCAGTTGGTATTAACGGGTATCATGTCCAGAGCTGAATGGAAAGAGATTAAAAATTATATTTCTTATGACTTTCAAGAAGACAATTATTATGCTGAACTCAAAGAACAAGAAATACTTTCGCAAAGATTGAATATTCTTCAAATCGCAGATGGATACGCTGGTAAATACTATTCTCAGGATTGGATACGTAGAAATATTTTAAGACTTACTGAAGATGATATTAAAAAGATGGATGATCAGATGGCAACTGATCAAGCTAATGCTCCACCTCCCGACGAATCACAACAAGATGGTCAGAAAGAGTTACCTGCTCCACCACCACCTATGCCACAAGGAGAGCCTCCTGTTCCAAAAGATGCTAAAAATATGACCAAGGAGGAATTAGAATTAATTCAAAATATGTCTAAACTAATTGAAAATGTAAATAATGAAAATGAGGATAACCTACAGGATGATAGATGAACGAATTAGATACAGCAAAAATACTTGCTACAGCTTTAAAACTAGCTGAATCTCAGACAAAAAAAGAAGTTCAAAAACTTCGCGAAGAATTAGACCTTCGCGAATCCGCGTTTGCAGAAAAATTAGATAGAATAGAATCCATAGAAGGACCCAGTGGAGAAAAAGGCGACCGCGGATTTATTGGACAAACTGGTTCACAAGGCGTTCAGGGTGATCAAGGAATTCAAGGCGAACAGGGCATCCAAGGCGATCAAGGAATTCAAGGTGAGCAGGGTGAACAGGGCATCCAAGGCGAGCAGGGTGAACAGGGCATCCAAGGCGAGCAGGGTATTCAAGGTGAACAAGGTGAACAAGGTCTTCAAGGTCAGCAGGGTATTCAAGGTATCCAAGGTGATCAAGGAATTCAAGGCGAACAGGGCATCCAAGGCGATCAAGGAATTCAAGGTGAGCAGGGCGAAATTGGTTTGCGTGGAGAACGCGGAATAACTGGTGATCTTGGACCAATAGGAAAAAGTGGTAAGGATGGAAAAAATGGTAAAGATGGTATAAAAGGAGAAAAAGGCGATAAAGGCGATAAAGGCGATAAAGGCGACAACGGTTCTGACGCCGACGTATCCAAACTAGAAAAAAAATTAAGTGAATTTAGCGAACAAGTAGATAAGAGAATATCTAAAGTTGCTTTCAATTCGGCAGTTACGGGTGGTGCCGCGGGTTCTGGTGAAGTTAAACTCTATCGTTTGGATGATGTTGACTATACCAGCGTTCGTTTACCGACGAATGGTCAAGCACTTGTATGGAATGTATCTATTGGAAAGTGGGCTGCTGGTACTGTCGCTGGTGGTGGAGGCAGTGGTGGTGGAAATACATCGTATCTTCAAGTTGCCAACGCTGTTGCGACATTTCAGACAAAAGCTGTTGAACGAGCAGCACTAGCGAACACCAATCTTGCAATCACTAATGTTAAAACTGGTCTAACAACAACCAACACTGCGCTAAGAACACTTATCAGCGATAGATTGCAGGTCGCCAACGCTGCTGCAATCTATCAGACAAAAGCTGTTGAGCGAGCAGCACTTGCTAATACTAATACTTTCATTGCAACAAAGCTGAATACATCTACATTCAATTCAGCACTAGCAAATACTAATCTTGCAATCACTAATGTTAAAACTGGTCTAACAACAACCAACACTGCGCTAAGAACACTTATCAGCGATAGATTGCAGGTCGCCAACGCTGCTGCAATCTATGTAACTAAATCTAATCCCACAACCTCTGGTCTTCTAGCTCATACTGGTCGCGCAACAATATCAACCAACTTAGAAGTTTCTGGTAATACTGTAATCGGCAAACTCGTGGCCAATGGTTCTCTGGGAACTTCTGGATATGCTCTGAAGACTAATGGATCGACTGTTTATTGGGATGCTGTTGGAGCTGGTGGTTCTACTGCTCAATATTTGCAGGTAGCCAACGCTGTTGCGACATTTCAGACAAAAGCTGTTGAACGAGCAGCACTAGCAAATACTAATCTTTCAATCACGAATGTTAAAACTGGTTTAACAACAACCAACACTGCGCTAAGAACACTTATCAGCGATAGATTACAAGTTGCTAATGCTGCTGCAATCTATCAGACAAAAGCTGTTGAGCGATCAGCTTTAGCCAATACAAATTTAGCAATCACGAATGTTAAAACTGGTTTAACAACAACCAACACTGCGCTAAGAACACTTATCAGCGATAGATTACAAGTTGCTAATGCTGCTGCAATCTATCAGACAAAAGCTGTTGAGCGATCAGCTTTAGCCAATACAAATTTAGCAATCACGAATGTTAAAACTGGACTAACGACTACAAACACTGCTATTCGTGCATTGGTAACGACTCAGTCTGGTAGAGTTGATTTAGTCAATACAAACTTAACAGCAACCAACACTGCTATTCGTTTATTGGTCAGTGATAGATTGCAGGTTGCTAATGCAGCTGCGGTTTATCAAACAAAAGCAATAGAACGAGCTGCTCTAGCAAATACTAATTCAGCAATCACTAATGTTAAAACTGGCTTAACAACTACTAATACTGCTATCAGAACTTTGATTTCCGATAGATTACAAGTTGCTAACGCTGTCGCAACATTTACGACGAAAGCATATGCTGCAGCCAACTCCTATGTTAAAACAGTATTAGCGAACACCAATTCGTTTATAAAATCTCAGTTAGCGAACACCAATCTTGCAATCACTAATGTTAAAACTGGTTTAACATCCACCAACACCGCTATTAGAACTTTAGTGTCTGATAGATTGCAAGTTGCTAATGCTGTTGCAATATATTCTACAAAAGCAACTGTTGCTTCGAATTTAGCAAATACAAACTTAGCAATCACTAATGTTAAAACTGGTTTAACGACTACCAACACTGCTCTAAGAACACTGATCAGCGATAGATTACAAGTTGCCAACGCAGCTGCAATCTATCAGACAAAAGCTATTGAGCGAGCAGCTTTAGCCAATACAAACTTACGTATAAATCTAATCAACACAAACCTTACAGGCACCAATACTGCCATTAGAACTCTTGTATCTGATAGATTGCAGGTCGCCAACGCTGCTGTAATCTATCAGACAAAAGCTGTTGAGCGAGCAGCACTCGCCAATACAAACTTACGTATAAATCTAATCAACACAAACCTTACAGGCACCAATACTGCCATTAGAACTTTGGTATCCGATAGATTACAAGTTGCCAATGCATCAGCTATCTATCAGACGATATCTGTCGAACGAGCAGCTTTGACAAATACGAATTTAGCAATCACTAATGTCAAAACTGGTCTAACAACAACCAACACCGCGCTAAGAACTTTGGTATCTGATAGATTGCAGGTCGCCAACGCTGCTGTAATCTATCAGACAAAAGCTGTTGAACGATCAGCACTTGCTAATACAAATTCTAGAATTACATTAGTCAACACGAATTTAACTGGAACTAATACAGCTATCAGAACTCTTGTATCCGATAGATTGCAGGTCGCCAACGCTGCATCGATATATCAGACAATATCAGTTGAACGAGCTGCATTAGCCAACACCAACACTTTCATTGCGACAAAAGTCAACACAACCACATTTAATTCAGCTTTAGCCAACACCAACACTTTCATTGCGACAAAGTTGAATACATCTACATTCAATTCTGCTCTTGCCAACACGAATTTAGCAATCACGAATGTTAAAACTGGTCTAACAACTACTAACACTGCGCTAAGAACACTTATCAGCGATAGATTGCAGGTCGCCAACGCTGCATCGATATATCAGACAATATCAGTTGAACGAGCAGCTTTAGCCAATACAAACTTACGTATAAATCTAATCAATACAAACCTTACAGGCACCAATACCGCTATCAGAACTTTAGTGTCTGATAGATTACAAGTTGCTAACGCTGTTGCGATCTATCAGACAAAAGCTGTTGAAAGAGCAGCACTAGCAAATACAAACTCAGCAATCACTAATGTTAAAACTGGTCTAACATCCACCAATACTGCGCTTCGTTTGTTGATCAGCGATAGATTACAAGTTGCCAACGCAGCATCGATATATCAGACAAAGGTTATTGAACGAGCAGCTTTAGCCAATACAAACTTACGTATAAATCTAGTCAACACGAATCTGACTGGAACTAACACAGCTATCAGAACTCTTGTTTCGGATAGATTACAAGTTGCAAATGCTGCTGTAATCTATCAGACAAAAGCTGTTGAGCGAGCAGCACTCGCGAACACTAATCTTGCAATCACTAATGTTAAAACTGGTTTAACATCTACCAATACTGCGCTTCGTTTGTTGATCAGCGATAGATTACAAGTTGCTAACGCTGCTGTAATCTATCAGACAAAAGCTGTCGAACGAGCAGCACTAGCGAACACCAACACTTTCATTGCTACTAAAGTCAGCACAACCACATTCAATTCTGCTCTTGCTAATACCAATCTAGCAATCACGAATGTTAAAACTGGTCTAACAACCACCAACACCGCCATCAGAACTTTGATATCCGATAGATTACAAGTTGCTAACGCAGTTACAATATATGCAACTAAATCTAATCCAACAACTTCTGGTCTTCTGGCTCATACTGGTCGCGCCACAATATCTACTAATTTGAATGTATCTGGAAACACCGTAATTGGTAAACTCGTAGCTAATGGTTCTCTAGGAACTTCTGGATATGCATTAAAATCGAATGGATCAACAGTTTATTGGGACGCAGCTACACCGGCAGGAGGTGGCACTCCCGGCGGATCTACAACGCAAGTGCAATACAACAATGCGGGCGCTTTTGGCGGCATTACTGGCGCTACAACCAACGGCGTGGCATTGACGCTTGTTGCCCCTG